CGCCTGACGCTGCACGTCCAGGGTCAGTGTCGCCCCTACGGGATAATCCGTAGACCCGTAGGCGCACCCGGCAGATTGGGGCGCCGCCGCACGAAAGGGACGCGCGTCGTCTCCACACTCGTCCCGTCTGCGTTACTCGCCGACGCCGTGCCTTCGTAATTGCCGTCCACGAGCGCGGCAAAGCGCGTGGCATCCCCATAGATGCAGACGCGGCCCGCGAGCGCCGGATCGTCCCAGATCCACCGCGTGGGATTCAGATTCGTCCCGGCGGCAGGCGCTGCCTGATTGCAGGCCACCGTGGTGACCGGGACCACGAGCGTGCTCTGCGCGGTCGTCGCCCCAGCCACGAACACCGTGAGCGTCCAGGAGGTGGGCACGCCCGTTTGTGCCGCCGCTGCGCCAGGCCACACCAGCACCAGCAGCACGAGTGCGGTTCGTCGCATCATCGCGTCTCCCGTCCCTCTACTGTCGCTTGACCCACTGGCGAAAGTCGCCAATGCTCTTACAGCTCGTCAGGCCGCTGGTCGCCTCGAGGCAAATCTGCGCCTTGTCTGGTACGCCGTCGCGAATCATGATGACGGGCGGCAGGAAGCTTGACGGAGGCACCAGCTTCACGTAGTCGGCGAGCTGCTGCGCCGCGAGGGTCCCGAGGCCTGCCCAGATGACGATCAGGCCGCCCCAACCGACAGCCGTATGGGTCACTTGATGATCTCCTTCGTTCTGAGCGTCACCGTCAATTCGATCAGCGCCCGTTCATGAGCCCGCTCTTGGCTCTCCATGACGACCAACCGCTCCGTCAAGGAGGCGAGCGTGAGGGCCTGCGAATCAAGTTTGGCGGACAACCCAAAATAGAGGCCCGCCATCGAGGCCACCCAGATCCCAGCCGTGATCGCTTCCGTGATCCCGAGCTTGATGGGTTTCTCGTCAGGCATCAGAGGCTCCCAGCGACGAGGCGTTGCAGATGGGCGTACGAGATGGAGTCGTGGGCGCTGACGTGTTTGCGTTGTACCGCGGGACGCACCTGTGGGCGCCTGGCCCGTGGCGCGTGACGGATCTGTCGCCGACGGACGGCCGCCTCCATTTGGAGGCGGACACAGGACTCATGCGCCTGCCACGCGAGCCCGTGCCGCTCGGCCTCCCAGGCGGCCACGATGGCGGATTCCCCCCGGTCCATACGCATAGCTCCCTCGTCACGGCAGGAGCGACTTCAGAATGGCGCGCACCCGCGCCCGGAGCTGCTGGGCCGTCAGGAGCGTCTCCCCGGCCCGAACCTGGCACTTCTGGATCTCTTCCCAGAGGGCTCGCGCCACCGCCTGGACCACGAGGCCGCCTTCCAACTGCTGCGCCCGGTCGTCCCGTTCCGCGTCCAATACGGATGGCGCGTTCGGGTCGAACGTCGTGAGCAAGGCGTCCCCGGCGGCGATCTGGGCTGTGGTCGCAGTCGGCGCATACTGGATGACCCACGTCGCGCGATCCGCCTCCGCGCCGACGGTGACGCCGAGCACGGGAATCCCAGCCGCAACGAGCGCACGGGTCAGCCGGTCGGCCACCATCAGCCCCAGACCTCCAGTACCATCCCGCTTTGGATGAGGCCGGCGCCCCCGTTGTCGCCGTAGAACGTGCAGGTCCCGCCGGTCGGCGAGTGCTCAATCCACGCATAGAAGTGATACCCCGCCGCCGGGGCGTCCACCAATTCCGCACCCACCGAGGGCGACCCGGCGCCCCCGTTCCGGAGCAAGGACCCGCTGGTGGCCCCAGTCGCCAGGGCGGTCGTCGCGTCCTTGCCGACGCCAATGTGGCACTGGAACCCGTCGCGGTCGCCGACGGCGTTCACGCGCACGGCGATCGCATCTTCGGCCACCCCAATCACGACGGCGAGTTGGTTGCTGGCGGAGCCGTTGGCTTGCCGCCACGCCGCCGTGGTGTAGGTCCAGGAGTCCGCGCCCTCGAGCCGCCGCATGGGCCGCCGGACCCGGTTGTCATAATTCCACACGAAGCGCAACGTGACCGTGTCGTCCGTCTGCCCGCCCGCGCTGTTGCAGTACACCGTCCCCGCGTAGCGGCGGGTGAGGGCGCCACTCTTCGCGTACACGCCGTGTTGAGTGACCAGGGCCGTCGCCCGCGTCGTGGCATTGGTCCAGGCGAGCAGTTCGGTCGCCAACACGCCGGCGTTGTTGTACAGAAACACATCGTACGGCAGGCTGGCCGTACACCCAACCAAACTCTGGGTCAGCTCCGTAAACGTGAGTCGATCCCACCCGCTCCCGTTGTAGGTGTAGCACGTATTGCCCTTGTACGGCGTCCAGTAGACGCTCGTCGCCGCCGAGACATCGCCCGAGGGCACCGGCACCCCCGCGCTGACCGTAAGACGCCCGTCGCAGGGCCCCGCCCAGTTGAATGAGGGGGCCCCCGTGGTGCTCGTGTCCTGATTCACGGTCGCATTGCCCGTGAGCGTCAGCGTCCTGGCCGCGTCTCCAGGGACCAGCGTAATCCCCCGATCCGCCGTGAGGTTCGAGGTCGTCCCGAGCACCAGACTGTGTGTCCCGTCGCTGTCGGGCATCCGGGGGTTCCCCGGGTTCCCGTGGAGGACAAAGGTCGTCGTGCTGTCGGCGGCACCAAGGAACCGCTGACTCGTCGCGGCGGCCGGTGGCGTGAGCGTCAGCGCGCCAGCCGTGGCACTGATGAAATAACTCTCCCCCGACGTCAGGCCCGTCATGCCCGTGGCGCGGCCGGCGACCCGCACCGTGCCGCTCGAGCCAGTCGCGATGGCGGCTTGCGCGATACCCACGAGCGACGCCCCACCAGAGGAATAGGTGTTGTCCGCGTCCGTCTTGTACCACCGCCCGGCCGTCGTGCCGCCCGTCCCATCCGCGAGGTAGACCACGTCGGTGGCCGCCAGCGTTTCGCCAGCCGTCGCGGCGATATCGACGGTCCCTGACGCCCCAGGGACCGCCGCCACGCCGTCCACGGTCCAGATCGTGACATCGGCCGCGCTGTCGAGCCGGAAGCGATAGGTCAGGGCTTGGAGAAAGATGGTCGCCCGTCCGGCACTGTCGAGCACGATGGGATGGGCGTGCGGCGTCGTGAGGGCAGACTCTTGATAGGTCGCGAGCGGGGTGGTCGTCCCTGCCTCAGTCGGGTACAACTTGCAGCCCGCACAGGGGTTGCCGTTCCCGTCATAGAACGCAGCGCGTGGAACAGGAATGACTGTTCCGGCGACTTGGGCAAAGCCCACCTGACTCGCCACGGCGAGCAGGAGCACCACGAGGAGGACACGTCGAAGACGCATGCTTGGAGAACGCTAACGTGTTACTGCGAGTGATTATGCCACGACTGTCGAAGCAGCCACCAGATGACCTGCACACACCCCAAGGCGCCGGTCACGGTCGCCACCATGGCCCCCACGAAGACCAGCCACGGGGGCGCCTCGGCCCACGCCCACAGCGCCCGCCCAAGCCCTTCAACGAGCCACAGCAGGGGCGGGCTCGCCGAGGAGGGCCGCCGCCTGGCGGCGGGTCCGTTGCCACGCCTCACGCGACAGGAGCCGCTCCACGGTAAAGGCGTCCTTCCGAGCCAGCGACCGCAACGCCCGTCCGCGGACCCCTTCTCGCGCGTCGGCCATGGCCCGCTCCAAGACGGCGACGTTGGTCTCATCGGAGCGGCCGGCAAAGCGTGGGCTCGCAATTCGCTCCTCGAGGATGATCCGGACTTCTCGGCCCAACGCCTCGCTCAGAACATCTTCCTGCTCGCGAGTGAGATCCACTCGCACCCCGTTGCGTGTCAACTGTGGGCGCGGGGTCACGGGCCGGAGCTTTAGCCGCGCGAGGGTGAGCGTCAACTCGTCTGAGGCCGCTTTGGAGACTTCCGGGACGAGGAACCCACGCTGATACCACGGTCCAGGCCGCGGGACGACGGGCGCTCCGAACCGCGTCCGCCGTACGGGCAACGTGTCCGACTGCCCTGGCGTGATCGCCTGTACGCTCTCCGCCACGCCCTCCGGGCGCCTCGCGTACGGATCAACGGCCTGCGTGATGTTCCGGAGCATGCCGCTGAAGGGGACGAGCCCCTGGGTGAACAGGCTGACCCACCGCCCGGCCTGCCGTGGCTCATCGAGCGCGTTCTGAAGTGACTCCAGTCCGGAGAGGAACGACTGGTCGAGGATCGACTGCCCAGCACCGGCCACGGCTGCGGCCACGGCATCCTGCGCCGCCGCCTCATCCTGCTGCGAGGCCTCCCACGACTGCCACGCATTCGCCGCCGCCGAGAGCATGACCGAGTAGGGCTGGAACAGCACATACCGCACCCAGAACGTGCCGATCTTGATGGCGTTCCCGAGCTTCCCGAGGGCGTAGAACTCTTCGCGCTCGCCGGGATCATCGGGCGGCGCCCCGGTCAGACGCCCGGTGGCCGCCAGCCACACGAAGGGGATGAGGGCCATGCTCCCAAGAAGCGCCCGCCCACGGGCCTGTGCCTGTACGCGTGCATCCGTCGATCGCGCGCCGCGCATCGCGACGCCAGCCGGGGACCATTCGAAGCCCTGCCGAGTGATCGCGCCCGTAATCCGCATGAACGGAATCACGATCGTGGTGGCGATCCTGGCCGCAGCCGGCGCCGTCGGCCCTTTCAGTTTCAGGAGTGTCCGGATGATGAAACCCGGATCCTCGTTGAACGTGGCATGGTCGGCAAACTCAGACGCCCGCTCGAGGATGCCCGCCATCGCCTCCCCGTCCGGCGTCGTCCGATCCACGGCGGCCAGCAGCTCGGCCATCCGCGCCGCGATCCTGGGCGGGGCGGTCAGACCTTCCTGTCTGGCGTGGCTGAAGAGGCCCGCGTAGAGCTCCTGGTGATGGGCGATCGTGCGGAAGAACTCATCCACCGCCTCCAAGGCACGGCCAGGGATGTTGAAGGGATTCGCCAGCCCGCCAGGTAGTTCCACCCGTGGAGTGTCGAACTTCCCCGAGGCGGCCCGCTCCACCGTGCTCGGCCGGAAGCCTTCCGCGAACGTGAACCATGCCTGCCTGATGCCGCGATCCAGCCCGACGACCGTGCCTCCGAGGGCATGCGGGAGTTCGCTGAGGTACACGGCCCGCACGCCGCCCTTCGTCGCCACGCGGTAGAGGTCGGCTGGCACGGCCCCGAGCGGGACGGCCATGTTGGCCAGCACGTTGAAGGTGTTGCCGATCAGATTTCGGAGGTGCGTCTTGATGCCGGACAGCAGGTTCGCGTAGTAGATTGCCAGAGCGTAATCGACGAGCGTCCCCTGCCGCAGGGCTCGCAACTGCTTCAGCGGGTCGCCGGCGGCCTCAAGAGCCACCTTGGAGGCTTTCGCCAAATCCCCAGCGAACCCGGGCGCCTTGAGAATCTTGTCGATGAACGCCGACTCGCCCAACTCCAGCGCACGCCCCTTCACCCGCAGGATGTTCAGCGCCCGCCCTGCCTCGGCCTTCGCGCCCCGGTAACTGGCCACCAGCACGGTCGCCACGTCCGTCAGATAGGAGATGCGCGCCTTCTCGCGGTCGGTGGCCGTCTTCTCCTGAAGCTTCTGGAGCAACGGCTTCCGGGCCGTCAACGCCGTGGCGATGGCCGTCTGGTAGGCCTGCAACTCCTCCGCATTCAGGGCGGTGCCAGGCTTCAGGGTTTCCAATGGCAACCAGACATCCTTCGACAGGTCGGCTGTCCGCGGCCACGACTGGACATCCCGACGCTGAGGCTGGAACCCGCCGTACTGCTCGAGCAGCGCCTGCACGTCTGGGCGAATCGCCTCCGGCATCTTCTGGAGGCTCGGGAACTCCAGCCGCTTGGCCTCGGGAATCCGTACCGCCGGCGGGATGGCACGCCCCTCCGTGGGAATCGAGACCGGCCGAGCCTCACCAGCCTTCTGGAGGGCCGCCTCGTAAATCTGCCGGAGGTGTGGGCGGATGGCCTCCCCGAACTCCCGGATCATCTCCGCCGACCACTGTGCGAACCGGATGCTCCCCTTGGCGATCTTGGTCGCCCCGATGATCGCCAGGTCGGCGAGGTCGTCCGCTGGAAGCCCGGCTATCGCCCGCTTGCCCGTCAGCGTGCCGCGGTCCTTGAGGCGGGCTTTGGCATCCTGCTCAATCGACTCCAGGGCACTGAGCGCCCGCTCGGCAACGGTGGCTTCCTCCCCCGCGACTACCCCACCCTCGTCTTCGTCGATCTCTTGGACGTCCTCAACCCCTGTGACGGGCACGCCGAGGGCCTTCGCAACCTCCTCGGCCTTGGTCTTCGCCGCCGCCAGATCCGCCTCCTGCTCAAACGGCGTGCCGAGGATCAACTCGTACCTGGCGATCTCCTCCTTGACCTGATCGCGCGACCAAGTGTCCTCGCGCGTGATGTCGTCGATTGCGCTCGTCACGGCCGTCAGCAGGCCCATGGGATTGCGCCAGTTCTGCCCGCCGGGCCCTTGGGGATCTGGCGTCAGCAGTTCCAACGGCAGCGGCGTGTAGACATCGTCTTGGACCTTCCCGCCGTAGCGTGGCACCTTCGCTTTGGGATGCCGCAACACCAGCCACGGATCGGTCGTGCCGTTCCCCTCGATTGTCAGCGCCAGCCCGCGGTACGTGCCGATGGCCTTGGGCTGCACGTACGACTGCCACACGCCAGGATGCGCGTCGGTCTTGCGCGTCGCAGCCTGCGCCGCCGCCAAGATGGCCTCACCGATGGCGGTGTGCCCCGTCACGGTCTCGCCCTCGATCTGGGCCGTGCGGGCCGTGGCCTCCACGTCCTCCGTGACCGCCTCAGCGGTGCGCTGGCGTTGCTCGTCGCGTGCGGTCATGGACGCGAGCTGCGTACGCCTCGCCTCCAAGCTGTACTCCGCTTCGCGGCGCGACTCCTCCCAGCCGGTGTACACCATCTCGAGCCGCTGCACCTCGCCCTGGGCCTTGGCGAGCTCCAGCACCAGCGGGTTGCCCGTGGCGATCGCCTTCATCTCAGAGGCGGTCAGAACGGTCTGTTCCAAGTCGAGCGAGAGATCCCGTTCCTGGAGGCGCCCGTTGAAGAAGCGCGCGATGATTTGCGCCTTCGCCTCGTTCAACTGCCACATGTACGCGTCAAACCCGAATTGCTGCCCGGCGCCCTTCGCGACGTAGTTCAGCACGCGCACCCGAAAGGCCGGATCCGCCGCCGCTAAGGCGTGCCCCTGTCGGAGGATGCGCCCGATCCGCTGCTCGATGTCGGAGGGCTTCCACGCGGGGTCCACGTTGTGGAGCGCGACGAGCCGCTCCTGGACGTTCATCCCGGTGCCCATCTTGCCGGTGGAGCCGATCAGGACCCGCACCTCGCCAGACCGCACCTTCCGGAACAGGGCTTTTCGGGCGCCGTCCCGCTTCTTCTCCGGCACGGCGTCGAGATCGTGGATGAACGCGATCTGCGCGGCGGGGATCCCGGCCTTGACCAGTTTCTTCTTCAGGTCCGCGTAGAGGTCGTACCCACGGTTCCGCTCGGCCTCCGTTGGTGGGCGGAGGACGGTCTTCCCGCTCGGCAGCGTCATCTTCCGCGCCTTGAGGCTCCGCTGCTCCGACCCCGGCGTGCCGGCGTCCATGAAGATCAGTTGCGCCCCCTTCACGCGGGCGTGCTCGCGATAGATGTCGGCCGCCTCCTCAGCGACGCGGTGCATCTTGTTCCCGCGCTCGTCTGGGGCGCGTCGATCCAACAGCCGCAGGTCCAGCATGCCGGCGCGGCCTTCGCCGGTGATCTTCACCATGTTGTCTGCACGGCGGTCGCGCGGGTCCAGATTATCGGCACGGTCCTTGAGCTCGCTCAGGAGCCTTGACTGCCCTGGTGTGAGATCCACTTGGACTACGTCGATCGTGTCGCCCTTCAACTTGGGACGCCTGGCCTTCAGCCATGGCAGGTCGTCGATCATCTTCACGTCGGCCACCTGCCGGAACATGGCCGCCAGATCCGGGAGGTTCCGGAACGCCTTCAGCCGCGGTCGGGCGGACATCCCCGTGCCGCTCGGGTCGAGCTCCGTCTCGGCCACGATGTGCCCGAACTGCGCGAGCCACGCATCGAAGGTGTGAATCCCCGCCCGCTCCAGGGCATGCTCCTGAAGCAACTTTTGCATCACGAAGATTTCCGCCATGGAATTCGAGACGGGCGTCCCGGTCGCCAGCACCACCGTGCGGTAGTTCGACTGCCGGTTGAGATACCGCACCTTCAAATACAGGTCGGCTGCTCGCTGCGCGTCGTTGTCGCTTGGGATCCCGGCCGCCTGTTGGCGTGTGGCGAAGTACAGGTTCTTGAACGAGTGGGCCTCGTCCACGAACAGCGCGTCGACGCCAAGCTGCTCGAAGTCGAGCATGTCGTCCTTCGGCCGCTTGGCGAGGGCGTCGAGCTTCTTCTGGACGCGGTCCCGCATGTTCTCGAGCCGCTTCACGGAGGGTGGCGTCTTCCCGGTCCCACGGCGACCTTTTTTATGCTCGCCGAGGTCGCGTCGGTACTCCGCGAGGATGGCGGTTTCGATCTCGTCGAGGATCTCGCGGTGATACGCGCGCTCGGCCTCGGCGCTCATGGACACGCGCACGAACGCCGAGTAGGGCATGATGACCGCGTCCCACTGCCCGGAGGCAATCCGGGCCGTGAATCGACGCCGACGGTCCTTCGACAGATCCTCTGACGTGGCGACGAGCACGCGCGCATTCGGGTAGTGCTGGAGGAACTCGCTCGGGACCTGCGAGATGAGATGGTTCGGCACGACGAACAGCGGCTTCCGCGCGATCCCGAGGCGCTTCATCTCCATGGCCGCAGCCACCATCGTCAGTGTCTTGCCGGCGCCGACGACGTGCGCAAGGAGCGTATCTCCCATGAGGAGAATCCGGGCGACCGCGTCCCGCTGGTGATCGGCGATCTGCTCGCGCCAGAAGTCCGCCATGCCCGGGAAGGTCAGGAACGCCCCGTCGATCGTGGGCTCCACGTACGCGTTGAACGCATCGTTGTAGGTCCGGACGGCCCAGGACCGCCGCGCGCCTTCGTCCTTCAGTAGCCAGGACGTAAACGCCTTGTGCAGGTCTTCCTTGCGCTGTCGCGCGAGGGCTGTCGCGGTGCGGTCGACGACGGTCGTCCCTTCCACCGTGCGCTTGATCGTCCGGCGCCGGTCGTTGAGCGCGTCCAGGAGGAGGTCCTTCGTCCCGACATCGGCGGTGTCGAACTTCGACCGTAGACCCGTGCCGTCGATACTCCACTTGGCGTCGGTCGGCTGGTACGACACCGTCACGCCGGATGCCCCACGGGCGATGTGCTCCACGAACTCCTGCACGTACGACGGGGGCACCCACGCTGCCCCCAGCCGCACGTTGATCTTGTAGGCCGGAAGATCCTCGGGGATGACGGCCATCAGCCGGTCCACTGCGGCCTGATACCGCGAGTCCAAGGCCGCCGCTGCTGACGCCTCCGCGAGCTTCACGCGCACGTTGCCGGAGAGGTAGACGACCGGGAGCTGCCAGCCGCTCGGCGTGTCAATGATGAGCCCGTCCGCCTGCAACGTGGCCGCGGCTTGCTCTGGACCTTGGCCCAGGAGCTCGCCCACGCGGGCGAGATCGATCCGCGCCGTCTCGCCGAGCGCAATCAGCAGGGCCGCCTGCGGGGAGCTCGCCGTGGTCGCCCGTCGGGCCGCTCGGGTCGTGCGCGTCGTGAAGATCGCCGTCTTTGTCGCCGTCTCGCGCTCCTCGTCGTACTCCTCAAGCGACAGCAGGAGCGGCAGGTCCGGATCTTCCCGGAAGGCATCCCAGTTCTCGGCCTTGGAGATGGGCCCGTGCTTCTTCACGAAACGGTCGTACGCCTGCGTGAGCGCCTTCTGGGCGGCCGTGACTTTGGCGTCGCTTGCGTCCTCCGCCATGCGGTCGTAGACCGTCAGGAGCGCCGTGCGGATCGGCAGCAGGGCGCGGATGCGCGCATCGTCGGCCTTGCTGAGATCCAGGGGTGTGGCCCGCCCGTCGATCACTTGGGCCAGCCGATCGTCATGGATCAGGAATTCGAACGGCCGCGTCCCTGCAGGCGCTTGGGCGTGAGTGAAGGCTGCGAGCGTCGCGGCGGGGGGCGTCAGATCAATGGCATTGGCGGGCAGCCGACGCACAGTGTCAGCCAACTGCGCAGCGAGATCGCCGGTCGGCTCGACGTTGTAGGTGTCGGCCCGGCGCATCTTCCCGGTGCTCGTGTGCGTGCCGAGCACCATCTCGGGGTGGGCCAGGAAGTACTCGTTGACGTGTTGCTCGACGCCAGCACCCTCCTTGTTGGCGAGCGTCACAGGCCTGATGGCCGCCCACGGTCCTGCGTGCTCGGCCTGCGCCCCCGCATGGCGCTTCCGGAGGAACAGGATGTCGGTGACGACCTCCGTCCCGGCGGTCGCTTTGAATGCCGTGAAGGGCAACCGGATGCCGCCAAGGAAGTCCGCCCGGCTGGCGAGATACTCCCGCACGCGCTGCCCAGTGTCGTCTCGCGCATCCATCGTCCCATGCGACGTCACGAACGCGATGAGCCCGCCAGGGGCCACCTTGTCGAGCGCCTTCGCAAAGAAGTAGTTGTGGATGCGTTGCTTCACGAACGCCGGGCCCTGAAACGTTGGATCCGTGATCGGGATCGCGCCGAAGGGCACGTTGCTGATGGCAACGGCAAAGTGATTATCCGGAAGCGTCGCCGCTTGGAATCCGCTGTGATGGGCGTATGTGCCAGGATAGAGTGCCGACGCGATCGCCGCCGTGACGCCGTCCTTCTCCACGAGCGCCCACGGCGCACTCCGCAGGTCCTCCGGCACGAGCCCGACAAAGTGCCCGATGCCAGCCGCCGGCTCAAGGAAGGAGCCCGTGCGTACACCCAGGTGTCGGACTGCGTCCCACATCGCGCGGATCACCGTCGGCGAGGTGTAGTGGGCATTCTGGGTGGAGTTCCGCGCGAGGCTGTACTCCTCCGTCGTCAGGAGTTCCTTGAGTTGCCGGTCGGCATCGTTCCAGAAGGCATCCGGGGAGTCGTCGCCTTCCTCGCGCTTCCAGTATTCGAAGATGCGCGGCAGGCCGCCCCAGCCGACGTACCGCACGAGGGCGGCTTGCTCCTCGGGAGTCGCACGGCGCTGCTCACGCGCGAGCGCTGTGACGATCCGGATGGCGGCGAGATTGCGCGTGACACGCTCGCGGGCGGAGCCGGTGCCGATCGAGTCACTGTCGGTGATGCGATAGCGATCCGCGCCGAGGGCGGGATTCTCGGCCGCTACCGCGGCGGGCCGTACCGGGCGTCCCCCGCGAACGGGTCGAGGTCCGGCGGAAACAGGTCCTCCCTCGCCAGCTCCCTCGCCGCTGACCACGGCAGGCCCTCCCGGACCAGCCGCCGCTCGAGGCGGGCGTTCTCCTGCATCAGGAGGTCGACCTCCCGGTCGGTCAGGTTCGGCTGCGACCGCTTCACCGCCAGCCACAGTGCCGTCTTCATCGGGGATCTCGCTTTCAGGCTGCGCCTTTCCAAAGACGGTGTCAACATCAACCGTCTGTCCCGTCAACCGCTTCCACGCCGCGGCGAAGTACGCCCGCAGTTTCTCCGGGAACGTCTCGCCAGTGAGGTCCTGCCACTGCGCTTGGAGGAGCAAGGCCGCTTTCCGGGCCTCCACTACGCCGTCGTCAAGGTAGGTCCGGACGATCCCGATCATGGCGATGCCGTGCTTCGGGTTCACGCCGGCGCCGATCTCGGTTGAGAGATCCTTGGCGAGCTGCGTGATTAGGTCGTCGCGCTTCTTGGCGTTCTCCGCCTTGCGCGTGGCGAGGGCCTCGCGCTGCTCCTCGGCGGCGGTCTTGGGCGGCCGCGCTTCGAACGGCCGCTCAACAGCTACGCCAGCCGGCACAATCTGCGGTGTGACTGGCTTCTTCTCTGGTGCCTTCGGCTCCTCGCCACGGTCGCGTAGCACGTCGGCGGCAATCCGACGCTCGCGGGTCGTGGCTCTGACATCCTGGCCATTGGCAATCGTCCGGATCTCCTCAACTGACCGATCCTCCATCTCGCGACGAACTCGGAGATCAGGGCTGATCGCCACTTCGCGCACGCCGGGCATGTCGCCCTCGGGCGCTTGCCGCGCGCCGATAAGGATCTCAGCCTCGGCCACCGCCTCCGTCTTCTGCTTGGCGCGATCCCGTCGATACCAGGTCCCAGAGGTCTTCGCCCAGCGGTAGCCCGCCCGCTTCAGTTGCTTGCGGACCTCCTCAGATGGCTTCTCCGCGAACCTGACTTCGACGGACTCAAGGCGGTCGTTGTAGGTGACGGATGGCTGGCCTTCGCGGGCTTCGGCCGCAGCAGCGCGAGGAGCCTCAGCCGAAACGGCCGGTCCTGCAACAGGAGTCGTAGCAGGTCGCCCATGTGCCTCCTCCGGTGGTGTCTGGCCCTCCACATCCTGAACGACGACATTCCACAGTTCCTCGTCCGTCATCTCCGAGACGGGCTTGGTAACGGCTGGTGTCGGTTGGCGTGGGCTGGTCACGGCTGGTGCCCGCTGCGCGCCCGTCAGCGGGATCCTGACGGTTCCGCCGTCCTTGGCCGAGAACGTGACGTTCTCCAAGAGGATCGTCTGCCCTTCGAGGGCATCCAGCCCGTCGTACTCCTTCCCCTTCCCTGGCTGGACGTACGCCAAGGTGACATGCGGGCGGTACTCCGGGTACGTGTCAGTCGTCTCCAACGCCTCGGCGATCTTGGCGTTCAGGGCGTGCAGTTCGGGCGAAGCGACGATATCGATCTTGACGGCATCTGCGGTCCCACCCTCAACCCCGGCGAAGTGCGATGTCGTCCCGAACGTGGCTCGGATCGGGGCGACATCCTTCAAGACAGCCCGCACCTCTTCGACATCATCCGTGTGGAGCCCGTACTTCACGGTCAGGTGGGGCTGTGTCTCTCGCCCATCTGCCGCGAGGTCCTCGTCCTTCACCGTGGCCGCCATCGCCAGCACGTCGTGGGCGACTCCAGGCGGAAGGTCGACTTGGGTTGAGGCGAACTTTCGCTCAGCCGGTTCTGGAGGCGTGAAGGTCGCGACTTGGAGCTCAGGGGCGTCCCTGGTTCCCGCCGGCGGGAACGAAAGCTGCTCCTCAGATGGCCTGTTCTGAACCAATCGATAGCCGCGAAAGCCCTCTACCTCTTCAACTGCCACCCATCCGCGCTCCAGTGCCTCGCGGGGCTCGACGCCGAGAAGGGTCCGCACACGCTCGCCGGTCATCAGCGTGCGCCCTTCGAGATCAGGCACATCCGAAAGCACTTCCTGCCCATCCACCAGTTCAGCCGGCTGTTGGGGTGTGAAAGTCGCAACTTGGAGCTCTGGTGGGGCGTTCAGGCTTGCACTTGGAGCCTGTGGGGCCACGCTAGGAGCTTCCGGAGGCGTCTGGACGGCGACAGGGGCCACAGGAGGCGCTGTGTGAGGCGCAGCCGGAGGGAGGCTCCAAGTTCCACCCTGATCGCCACCCCAGAGCTCCACCAAGGCTCCAAGTGTGGCCCCAAGTGGCTGGACATCGACCGGCGCAGCGGTGGCCACGGGTGCAGGCGGCGGGGCCGTCTGACGTGCGACCCGTGGGCGAGGTTCTGGCTGGCGGAGCGGTGTTTCCTGGCCAGTTCCAAGTGTCTGCATGACCCGCTGCACGGCGGTCGCGCCAGCCGTCTGGGCCACCGTCCCGACGATGGTCGCGACAAGGGTCTGCTTCGCGGCGCTCCATCGCTCATCCCGATAGGCTGAGAAGGGCTTGTCCGGGTTGAGATAGACCCACTCGTTCAGGTCTTGCACGAGCGTAGCGAGTTGCTCCTGGGGCACCTCCAGCCCGACCTGGGCGAGCACGGTTTTCCAGAGTGCCTTGTTCGCCGCCAGATCCTTGAGCAGCTTCGACGCCGGCAGGAGTTCCGTCAGCACTTCCGTGGCACCATCGGCCACGGCCGCCTTCGCCGCCTCGAGAGGGGGCTTCCCCGACGCCATGGCGGTCTCGAAGGTATCGCTGCCAGTCGTGAAGCCCATCGCGGCCAGGAGCGGCGCCGGGTTGCCAGAGAGAATCCCGAGGGCAATCGCTGGCGCGGTCATCGCGATCGACTCCACGCCGCTGTAGACGCCGCGCTCGATCTCGCCGGCGAGGGGATCCGTCAGTTCCTGTGCCGTCACTTGCTCCGTCAGCGTCGTGACGGTGCGCGTCGCCAGATCCGCCACCGAGGGCAGATGCAGCGCCTCCCCGGCCGCGCCTATCGCCCGCCAGAAGGGCGCGTTGACAGCCCGGCTGAGCCGCGCGACCCCGGACGCGGCGGCCGTGCGCAGGTTCGCGCCGACATCGCGCGCAGGCGGCACAGCATCCGGCGGCGGACGCATACGTATGGAGGGCTGTGGAATCGCTACGCGCTCGGCGGGCGTGAGATGAGCCGCGACGGGCTGAATCGGCGCCGTCCCGCCGGCGGGATGGGCTGCTTGGAGACTGACCGTGTCCGCAAACTCCGGGCTCCATCCGCCCGCTTCGAGGGCTCGGCGCGTCCCAGGGGCGACGCCGGGCTGACGCGCTCCGGTCCTGGTGGAGAACCCCTCAACGAACTCGGTAGGATGGCCTGGCTTCTTGTACTGCGAGGGCCAGTGCCCGGCGGCATCGGGCATCGCGCCCGCCAGGAAGGCGGCGCGGTAGTCGTAGAACTGGTCTGGACTGTCTGGGTCTGGGCTCAGGTCGCCGCGGTACGTGCCGTACCAGGCCCGGAAGGCCTGCTCGTCGTCAGTCGGAGCCTTGGTGACGGGCGTGTACGACTTGATCGCCAGCGGGGCGGGCGGCGCGTAGGCCTTGATGCGGAGCTGGCTCGCCATGGGTCATCGCGTCGTCGGCTGGACACTTCCGTCCTCGCGCACCGTCCACGTGGTTCCATCCGTCAACTCGTAGTCCCCGACCTTCTGGCCTTTCAGCAGGGTTCCGACGCTCGCCGGCACACCACCGGCTGGACGTCTGGCGGCCCCTGTCCGGAGATCCGGCGGCAGGATACGATCCCTCGAGGCGGCGGCCTTCCCGGTCGGACTCGTCACGGGCGGGAGATTGAGTTGTTCTCGGTAATTGTTCTCGATCGCCAGTTGCCGACGCCGCACATCGGCAGGTTGGAGCTCCGACCGAGGATCGGCCAGGTCGCGCTCGAGCCGATCCAAGGCGTCCCCGCGCCACCGGATAGCCACCGCCCGGGCGCTGTCGGTCAACCCTCGCCGCTCTTCGCGGCTCAGTCGGTCCTCGCGTTGCTCCGCCAGATCCTCTAGGAATTGCTGGTGCTCGGCTGTGCGCTTCGCCGCCGCAGCTTGCCGCTCGTCATCGACCGTCCGGCCGTGCTCGGTCCCCGCCTGCTCGGCCGTCAGCGCCCACTTCCGGAGTCGTTCTGGGGCGTCCGTGGAGAACGCGCCGGCCTGCTCAACGAGGCTGTCCGCCACGCCAAGGAACCGTGCGTGCCTCGTCCCGGTCTCCCACGCCTCCTCGGTCGTGGCGTCGGCTAAGAGTTCGCCCAGGAAGCGCCGCTGCTCCGTGTCGCTCACGCGCGCGTGCTGCTGGGCCTTCGTGAAGGCGTCCGCGAGCGCCAGTTTCTTCGCGAGGCCAGCCGTCTCCAGGCTCGCCCGCTCGACGAACTGCGTGATCCCCCGTACCCGCGCGGGGTCGTAGGCCTCCGGGATCTCCTCAGCCAGACGCGGATCAAGGCTCACCGCCATCTCCACGAGCGTGGGCCGAATCTGCGGCCAGACGTCCGGCCGCGCTTCGGCTTCCTGCAGGAGCGCGGGGGCGCGTGTGTAGACGTCCGTGTGTTGGGCGATGCGCTCGCCCATCTTGGACAAGGCCTGCTCGCGGATCGCGCCGGCCCCGTCCCGGAGCGATCGCGCCGTGGACCAGTCACCCGACTGCTCCAGAATGCCGGCGGCGCCGTCAAGACTGCCCTTCGCTTGGTTGACGGCCCGCTCGATCGCCTTCGTGCGCTTCGCCTCTTTGGACTGCTGCTCGAACTTCTCCAGATTCCCGGCCAGGCTCATCATCGCCGAGAGGCTCTGCATGGGATCCTGCCCCTGCGGCATTGGAATCAGTGGATAGGATCGCGGCTGGTACGGCATGGGTTCAGTACGCCGGCGGGGGCGGTGGCTGATACGTCGGCATCCCCTGTTTCGCCAGCCCGTAGAGGCTCATCAGCTTGGTCCAATAACTGTTCGCCGAGTCCTGGTTTAGGCCGAATCCCGTCGCAGCCGTGTTGAAGTTGGTCCCGTAGGTCTGGAGCCCGCGGGTGAACTCGTCCTGCTCGGCCCCGTACTGCATGGCGTACTCCGAGAGCCGCTTGCCAAGGCCGCCCTGCCACTCGCCGAACTTCCGGTTGTAGACGTTCCCGAACTCCTGCGCCGCCAGGCCTTGGCCGTGGGCCATCAAGTCCTTGAGCGTGCCAGCGGACCGCAGGAGCCCCTGGGAGGCCGCCGCGTTCTGCATGGCCTCCTGCCCTTGACTGAGGCGGAACTGATACCCGGGGTCGGTTTGGAAATTCTCCGCTGTGGGTCCCTCGAAGTCGGGGTAGTCCCACGTTGGCATGTCGAATGTCGGAGGAGCGAAGTCGGGGTGACTGAACTGCCCGTACCCGGCGCCAGTCCCGACAGGAGGGGCGCCGGTGGCACCGGTGGCACCGGGTCGTTGCGATGTGGCCCGCTGCGTCAGCCACGCCCGAAACTCATCGCCACCCCCGCGGTTATAGCGATCGACGGCATCATCCAGATCGGATTCGGATGGTTTGATGCCCATGATGCGCGCATACTCGCTGCGCAGCCATTCCCGTTGCGCGGCGACCCGCTCCTCGGGCGTGGGGTATCGTGGCAACCCGGCCGGCGTCCTCTCACGCTCGTCTGGCCCCTCGGGTGGCGGTGGCTCCTCGCGTTCTAACGCCATTGGCGTCTCCTCAGTTAATCGACGTAGGACGGCCGCGCTGGACTGCCCGACAACTTGGCGAGCGCCAGGAGTGTCCCCAGATCCGGCATCCGGCTCTGTGGCATCGGTACCTGCGCGAACTGCCGTCGTGCTGCGCGCGGCCGGGCCGCAGGGCTCTGGCCTCCAGGGCCTGACGGTGCGCCCTCCATCACGCCGACGCGCGTCTCGGGCGGGACCGACCAATCGGGCGCGGGCACGTCCCCAGGCGCGAACGCGGTCCCGCCACCGCCACCGCCACCGCCGCCCTGCGGCAACCCAGCCAACCCGTAGAGACTGTTCAGCGTCCCGGCGGCGAGGTTCCAATGCGGTGCGTAGATCGTCCGGTAGTCCTCCCACCGTTGGCGGTCCTGGGCAAGATAGTCCTCGTAGGACTTCCGCCGCCAGTCCGTGTCTGCGCGGGACCGCTCACCCTCCAGCGTGAGCCGTTCTCCCTCCCGCACATCGGCCCGTTGGTCCGATCGCTCTTGTGCGCTGATGGACTGCTTGTTGGTATCGCCCGCACGTTTCGCGGCATAGGCGCTGCTGGCCGCCGAGGCCGCGCCGATCCCGATGGCGATGGCCGTACTGGTCGCGACGCTCATGGTGTCAACTCCTTGACGTACGCCACCTCGAGGCGCTCGTACCCAAGATGCGCGTACAGCCGTTCCACGTCCTCGGTCGGCGCCACCATCTGCATCATAGTAGCACCGTGGTCACGCGCCCACGCCTCCGCGTGACGGAGGAGACGCACCCCAACCCCGCGATGCTCAGGACTCACCCAAAAGAACAGTTCCCCTGCCGTGAGCGCCCCAGAGAGATGGTGCGGAAAAAGGACCACGCCAATCATACCCACGAGCGCGCCAGCCCGCTCGACCACGAGCAGGACGCCAGTCGCCTCCGTGATGAGTCGCTCAGCCAGTGCTCGCAACTGCGTCGGGTTATGTGGCACCCATCTGCTGTAGCCAGAGGTCACTCCGAAGCGTTGCCCCATCACGAGGAGGGCCTGGATGTCCGAAAGGGTCGCGGGCCTGATGGCCGACGGAGGCGCCTGACGTGACGGATACGCGCCGAACGCCACCTGAATCAGTCGTGCCGTCTCGCCCACGCCATAATTCTCGGCGATCGCCCGCGAATGAAAATAGCGCGAGTCGTAGACGAGGACCCGATTGAAGCGCGCCGGGACGTGGTGCCACGGCGTCCACAGCGCCGCGTCCTTGTCCAGCGCCCGCGCCGATCCGAGGACCGCACCGGTCGGCTCGAAGCGCCAGAAGGTCGTCCCATCTGCGGCGGGGGGCTCCGGATTGAGATACAGGACGGCAGTCCACTCCCCCATGCCTTCGTCGGAATGGATGAAGTTGGGTTCCTCCTGCCCGAGTGGACTCCGCCGAAAAAAGGACAGTCGTGTCTGACTCTCCGGAAGGACGCGCTGCACGAGGCGCCCAAGGGTGGCGTCCGTCAGCAGCGCGATGCCGTGCCACTGTTCCTCGCCCGTGACGATCGTCTCAAACGTGTGGCTGAGCGCCCACGCCCGATACGCCTCCGGTCGAGGCAACACGTCATCCAACACGGTCAGGAGTGCTGGAGGAGCGGCGCACGCGTCGATCATCGTCATCGTTATCCTGCGTCGAGCGCCAGTTCTTCGGCAACCACATCGAGCTCGTAAACCATTGGTGTACCCACGCTGCCGTACGTGGTCGAATAGCTGATCGGGGTGCTCCCATCCGACCGAAGGATCACGGACACGCCCTCTCGCGTCGTCGTCGCGTTTCCGACCAACGCCGCCCCTGCCTGGCTCTGGGCGATCCCGCGCGTCCAGTGGACCGTGACCTGGATCGAGCTGCTCACCGACGCCGGGGTCGTCACCCGGACCTGATAGCTCACCCGCCACACGCCAGGCCCGATCGTCGCCAACGGGATCGGCGTCGTCGCCACGCTCGCCGACTGCCCCGCCAGCGGGACATGCGCCACGCGCGCGGGTCGATCATCCAGGGTCAGCGTCAGATTCGACAGCCACCGCTGCCACGCGCCCCCGACCAGCAGGCGCGGGAACCGCGGCGTGTTCGTCTCCGGCACGGCAATCACGTCCCGGAACGGCGGTGAGGGCCCGACCGCCATCTAGCCTCGCCCCCCGGGCACATAGGCATCGAACCACCGGGAGGCCGCGGGATCCGAGGTCCACAGTTCCCACTGACGATCACGACCCGACCCGCACTGGTCCCACCGGACCCGCACCCCGTACTCCCCGACTTTCCCCACCTTGCGCTCCCGATCGCTGCCCCACGTCATCCCGCCGTCGTTGCTGTAGCGAAGCACGACGACCGGATCCTGGCCTTGGCCTGCGGCGACGGTGCCCACGCCACGGTCGCAGTCGAGTTCGAAATAGGGGAAGAACTGGCGACGTCGCTCCTGCCCTGGATGGGGCACGCGCCGCACCCGCCGCAGGGCCGCCCCACCCACATCGGTGTACACGCTCGAGGAGAACGCGTACAGGTGGTAGCCGTCGCTGTCGCACACCAGATTCTGACCGAATCCCACGCAATGGAACTGCGGGCGATACGTCAGGAAGGCATCGGCGGGCGGGCTCCAATAGCCCCGCTGGCTCCACAGCCCGGACGCCTCGTCGTAGGCCCACGAGGTGCGGGCGGATGGGAAGGAGAGGACGTAGAAGCGATGTCCCTCGCGGCCGTAGCTCCACCCAATGGCGTTGCTCGTCGCGAGCCCCTGATCCCGATACTGTTGAATCGCCCACCGGATGGCCTCCGAGCTGATCTCCTGCGGGGTGTAGCCCGCCATCCGGTAGATCGCGCCGAGGTCGTTTTCGTCCTGGCCAAGCCACGCACAGCCGTCCCCGAGGCGTGCCAACGAAAACGGCGCATGAATGCCGTGCTCGAACGACGTCCCCGGACGCAGGGCGAACGGGATCGGCGACCGGCCGGCGTCGTACCACACCTCGCCGGTCTTCTGTCCGATCAGCACGATCTCGTTCGCCACGATGATCATCGCGGCCCACGGGTCTGGCGCGGTGCGCTGGACGACATCCCCACCCGCCCACGTCAGCCCGTCAAGCGACTTGGACATCTTGAGTGTCGAGGTCGGCGCGTCCAACCCGACGAACCGCCCGTTGATCTCCCCCCCGTAGGTGATGCCCGTGACCACGCCCATCGTGTAGAGGTTGGTGGGCAGGGCGAAGATGTCACCACGGCCACCCGAGACGACCAACAGTTCCTCGCCCCCCTCGCCGTTGCTCGTGATGGTGGCCGGATTCGCATCGACCGCCACGGTGCCCCGTTCAGTGACCGCGCCGCCGCTGCCCACCTCGTAGAACCGGCTCCCGTAGACCGCGAAGAGGCGCTGGGTCGCGGCATCGAAGAAGACCGCCCGGCCCGGGGCTTGCCCCAGCGTGGCGAACACCGTGGTCCCTGGCACCGGCAGCAGTGCCCCACGGGCCTGTCCGCCGGAGAGCACGCGCGCCGGGAAGAGATTGACGCACCGCTCACCGGCCAGCATGCGCGAGTACGCCTCGTAGGCCCCCCCGGCGAAGCCTGGCAGGGCGGCCATCAGGCGTCCGTGTAGATGTTCGAGGAACGACGCCGTCCGCCGATCAGCCACTCGGGCCGGATCGGGGCGGTGCGCGGGATGTAGTTCGCCCGCTTGAGATCCCCCTTGGCCCGTGCCGCCCGGCGCTCGAGGCGGTCGGTCGCCTCCTTCCCGTAGCGGTCGGTGAGTTCCAACGCCAGATTCAACTTCAGTGCCCGGTGCGCCCCTGGCCGGAGGTCATAACTCGTGGCGGCGACCAGTGAGAGGATCGCGGGCACCGCCTGGTAGAGCACCACATCGACCGCGGCGTTGTCCGGGATCGGGTAGAAGAGGCAGGCGCCCAACCCGGCGCTGAAGGCGCGGTCGTAATACATTCTGGTGGGATACGCACCCGTGAACGACTTCACGCGAATCTGCTGCCACTCATCCCAGACCAACGGGCGCCCCTGCGACATCTCCACGGGGTTGGCCGCGGCATCGTTTGGAATGACGCTCCAGGCGTCGATCGCCGTCGGCCACGTCTGATTGAACGCGCCGCCCACGCCCACGGGGTACGTCTGCACGTTGATGGTGAGGGAATGGACCGTGCGCGTCTGCCCGCCGATCGTCAGCCGCTCGGTGCGCCACGTGTCAAGGAGATCCGTCCCGACGACCAGCGCGTCGGCGATCAGTTCTGCGGCGCCGGCCTCCATAGGATCGAGCACCCCGATCTCCCGCAACGCGGATCTCGCCACGTCTGCACCTGTATAGATTGGCATGGGCGGCCTACTTCGTCTCCGTTGCTTTCGGCGCCAGCGGCACGAGCCTCCACGTCGTCATGTCCAGTTTATACCCTGGCGCTTTGGTCGCGAGTTCCTTGTTCAACTGCGCCCGCAGCTCGTCGCGCATCGTCAGCACCGATCGGTACGCCTGATACTCGGGCAGCTTCTCGACGATAGCCCCGTGAGCCTTCAGGCTGTCCTCGGCCGACGTGAGCACCTGACGCCAGACCGCGAGCGCACTCGCATCCAGCGCGGGCACCTTCACCTCCTGCGCGACGAGTACGGCCGAGAGCAGTAGGAGCACGCCAGTTCGCAGCATCGTGTTCATTGGTAACTGCACCCGCTGAATTGACGCACCGACGGTGAGTACGCGGTCCCACCGGATGTGTAGGCCCCAGGGTTCGCCAGCAACCCATACGAGACGGTGGTCCCTGTCACAGAGTAGATGAGCACGTCCCCGTCATAGGCACTCGGCGAGACCCCGGTCACGCGCATGGCATCCCCGGCGAGAAAGCTGTGTGCCCCAATAGTGAGAGTCGCCAACCCGCCGGCGTAGGAGCCGGCTGTCACCGTCTTGCTCACCGCATAGGCCGTATCCATGCTCAGGGACAGAAAACAATCCTTGGCCGGAATGTTGTTCACATGCCCGCCGACGCTCGCCTCGTCCGTCGCTCCGGTCACGTCTGGCCCGATCGCCGGATAGGGTTTGGCGCTCCACCACGACGGTTGCGCCGACAAGTAGAGCGACGCTGGAAGATTCTGGTTTGGTGGAATAGGATTCGCGTACTGCGCGAGACCCGACGGCACTTCTCCGTTCTCCCACCGATTCACCGCGTTCACCGTGTCGTAATTCCCCCATCGCAACATCGTGGTCTTAACGAGGGTATCGTTCGGAGGATTGCCGCCCGTGCCGCCGTCGGCGCAGTTCGCCCCCAGACCCAAGGCGAAGATGGAGAGGGCACAGTTCGTCGTCGAGCCACCAGCCGCCGTTTCGTAGGTCGTATGAAATCCCGACTGCCCGAGCACATTCCCCACGATGTTCGTGAAGCGGCTGTACCCGTAATTGTGGACCGCGACGGTCTGCGTCGTCTTGCCGTGTTCCCATCCGTGCCAGCGATTCCTGTAGCCGGTGATGAAATGCGCGGACCCGTGGATGATGTCGAGAATCACCCCCGGCGTGTCGTTCCCTTCGATGAGCACGAAACTGTTGCCGGCTGAATGAAAGTAGTGGGCCGGCTGCATCCAGTTCTGGTTGACATAGCAGTCGTTCAGGATGTAGTTGTACCCGAACACCGTCCCAGCCGTGTTGTCGGTGACGGGTGTGGAGTTGCATTCTCCAATGTTGTTCTCGATGAGATTATTCGATCCCCCGAACGTCTCCCAGCCGTAGTTGCCGGATGCGCCCTGCTTCCCGTAGAAGTAGTTGTCTCGTACGGTGATGTGGGAGCTTTGGTAGATGCGCAGTTGGGCTCGGATGTCGTCTGCGCCGCCCATCGTCGGGGCCAACGCGATGAACCGCGTGTTCTTGATCCAGGACTGGTCCGCATTCCCGAAGTACACGCCAAACTGATGCCCGTTCGATCCGGTAATGTTCAGGTTGGTCAGGTCCACCGATAGGTTCTCGATCCCCACCCCGACGATATCGGCTTGCGCCGCTCCAGATCCAGCGAACCACATCTGTGGCGTCTTGCCGCTCGCCCAGTTCGGATGCAGCAGCGGGTCCGCAATCGTGATCGCGGAGCCGTTGATCGCCGTCACCGTCGTATAGAAGACTTGACCCCGCAGGGTGCGCGCCACATTGCGGGCGCACGAACTACACGAGATGGCAACAAAGGAGGCGTCTCCACCGGCGACCCAAAACTCCCCATTGTCAGTCGTCGAGTCACTCAACTGATCAAGAAAGAGCCCGGTCCCCACGGTCAGGCTGCTCGTGGCCCCCACCGAGCATGATCCCACGGTCAGCACCGTCGTCCCCCTCGTGTATCCAGCCGACCACGTACACACGTTGTGAGGACCGTCGTTGTAGTTCAGGGTGACGGGGGTGACATTGATCGCGTTCCCACCGGCATCCCCCCCACTCCCCGACCCCTGCCAGTGGAGGAATGTCGTATTCGGCCCGCCCCCGCGCAGCGTGACGTTGGCTTTGCCGTTGAACACAATCGCGGTGTTCAGGTAGAAATGCCCAGTCCCGAGCAGCACGAATTGTCCAGCGGTGCACGCCGTGATCGCCGTATTGATCGTCCCAGCACTCTGCGGCGCTCCACTCGATCCATAGGCGGAAATCGTGGACCCGCATTGCGTCGTGCGCGTTTGGATCACCGCGCCGGCCGTAGACCAGTAGGGGCTTGATCGCGCACCATCAATCGGACTGGTGACAGCCCCAGAAGTGCCAACGCCTGCTCGTCGTCGCAGGCGGAGTTGGGCGTCTAGGCTGGACACCATCACAGCCAGAAGGACGCACGCAAGAAGGATGCGTGTCATCACTCAAGGAGACTCGGAAAACTCGGGCCAGGGCCGCCCCCGCCAGACTCACGAAGTGCGAGCAGCCCGACGGCCCAATACGCCGCGCCGGATGGCGTGAACGTGCCCACAATGCTCCCCGCGGCCGCTTGTATTTGGTCCTCCGTTCGGCAGTGGACCGTTTGTACGCTGTCCGTGGTCCTGCCTGTGTAATTCGTCCCAGGCGTGAGCGTTTCCGCAATAATCCCCGCCCCAACGAAAATGTAGTCCCCGTTCGCGGTCGTTGTCACCGCCCCTGTGCTCACCGCATCCGTACCACCGGCTTCACCCCCAGCCGCTTTGTTCACATCGAACGGCGTGCCAGTATCGACCCCGCTGACCTCGTGGACCGCCCCACACGCGCCTTCGGTGATGTTCCCTGAGAAGGTGAGCGTGACGGTGTTCGCCCCACCAGACGTGAGACACCCGTAGAAGGTGCCTGACATCGTGACGTTCATGTACGTCGTCGGATTGTCCTTCAGCGTATACATGGTTGAGCGGGTGTCGGACACGCTGGAGAGCGACCGCGCATCGATGTAGTCGGCCCCAAACCCGACGATGCAATTGCCGTTGGTGACGTTGCTGTCGAAGGTGATGGCCAGTGTGGTCGTCGCACCACTGCCGTTGCCGGCCTTGCCTTGCACGAATGCCGTGGCTGCGCGGACTGGGACACCAATGAGGACCCACGCACCAAACGCGAGGATGAGAAGGAGATGTCGCGTGCTCATGAGAGGATGCTCACCTGCACCTCCGGTGTCGGCCAACGTCACCCCAGCGGCTGGCGCACTCTTGATTCCCTCACTTGCCCACATACACGCCTCCTCATTAGATCGGAACCCGTTTCACATAAGTGAGCAACCCCTGCACGCTCGGCGTCGTGCCGCCGGTGTTGATACACACATCCTCCCCGACATCACCTTTGAACACGGTCTGCCCACCGCCGCCGTAGGGGATCGGCTGCATGATCACCGGCAGGAACGTACCGCTAAGGACAGTGTTGCTCGTCGCGCACGCGGTGCCGGTGCCCGTCTCGAAGAAGAAGGTCGGCGTCGTGCCTCCCACGGTGACGACGAACCCGCAGACGTAGATGGTCTGGCTGGCGGTCAGGGCCACCGTAATCGCATCCGCCGTGACATTGACGGCCACGGAGGACTTATCCACGCCGCTCGACGCACAGGGGTCGACGCCAAACCCGAACGTCGCCTGGGCGCCTCGCCGGTCCAGCCAATGCAGCACCGCCTCATCATCGGCCGACACCGCCGTGGGCGCCGCCGCCGAGGACCGCCCGAAGAACATCGGCCCGGTCGTGGTCGATGGGGTGATCCCACCATCGTGCGTGTAGCTCGTGACCGTCGTGACCGCCGTCGCTCCACTCATCAACTGCACGCGCGCGGCTCCATCCGTGGTCAGCGAGAGGGCGTTGGTCTGTGCGGTCGTGTAGGCCGGCGC